AATATCCGAGGAGTTGTTTGACAATAGTGCTATAAAATTATATTTATAAATCATCCGGTGGGTTCTCCTCTCCCTCCCTGCCGGATACTTTTAGACTGGGGCAGCGAGAGTTGGTTACTCGTTAATAGCGCCGGAATAGGTTTTCTTGCTTTTCCTTATTCTGCTCGCCGCTGCCCTGCTTTTTTCCAAAACTTTACATATACCCCACCTTTAGGCTATACTTATCCACAGGGATGGGAGTTCTATGGACACTAAAACCTGTAGACGATGCGCGAAGCCGCAGCCGATAGACTTCTTTTACGCAAACAAAAACACCTGCCGCCCGTGCCGGGCCGAGATACAACGCCTAAGTCGTAATAGAAAGCCGGGCTATCACCGCCGCGCCAATCTTAAACATCGCTATGGCATCACGCCGGAAGAGTACGAAAGCATACTCGCCGAACAGAATTTTGCGTGCGCCATTTGTAAGGTAGAAATATCCCACGCATTAGAGTATAAGACCGATAGGTCTGTTGCGGTTGACCACAATCATGAAACCGGGGAAGTCCGGGGCATACTGTGTTCTAAGTGCAATCTTGTTCTGGGTCATGCGAGAGAAAGTACGGATATTCTATATAAGAGTATCGTTTACTTGAGCGAACGCGGAACGTATACGCCTAAGAGGTAGTCTTTGTTTATGGTTGCGAAGCGGTATCAAAATCCAAAAGGCGGCCTGAACGAAGCCGGGAGGAAGCATTTCAAGCGCACCGAGGGGGCCAACCTCAAAGCGCCTGTTAAGTCTGGGGACAATCCACGGAGGGCGTCATTCCTAGCGCGTATGGGCAATATGCCGGGGCCGGAGCGTAATGCGAAAGGCGAACCAACCCGCCTTCTATTATCGCTGCAAGCGTGGGGTGCGTCATCTAAAGCAGACGCGAAGTCCAAAGCCAAAGCTATATCCGCCCGTAACAAGGGGAAATCCAAATGAAGATGGGCCTTTACGCGAATATCCACGCCAAGCGGGAACGGATCAAGGCTGGCTCTGGGGAGAAGATGCGCAAGCCTGGGACTAAGGGCGCTCCCAGCGCGGCTGCATTTAAGGCGGCTGCAAAAACTGCTAAGAATGCCAAGCCGAAAGGAAAGTGAAGTGAAGAAACTCGACGCTGCCGCAAAGAAGATTGCCAAGGTGATGGGCGAATACAAGCGCGGCACTCTCCACGCTGGCGTCAATCCCAAAGGCCCAGCGAAGGCTCCTATGGCTAAGTCACGCAAACAGGCGATTGCGATTGCCCTGTCTGAAGCTGGCAAGTCCAAAAAGAAGTAAGGCGAAAACATGGCATATCGCAATAATCGTAAGCCGACCAAGGCTGAGATGGCTAAGAACCAGTCGATGTATCAGGACACCGGCGTTCCCAATGCCAACTCCGAAAGCGACGACGGCGAAGCCATGTCCTCGAACGAAACTGAGATGGAACTTCCCGACGGAACCGAAGTCTCTATCGAAGAGCCGGAGATGGAAGAAGATACCGAGACTACGCCGGTATCCGAAGAAGAACTTGAGAACATTGTACGCGCTGAGATTGACGACGCGCAGGAATATATCGACGACGTAATCAGCCCGGAGCGTGCGCTTGCGGGCCAGTATTATAAGGGCGAACCCTTCGGCAACGAAGAGGAAGGCCGGTCGCAGGTCGTCTCGATGGATGTGCGTGATACCGTGCAGGCCATCATGCCGTCGATCATGCGCGTTTTCTTCTCGGCCAGCAATGTCGTCGAGTTCGCGCCGAACGGCCCGGAAGACGTAGCCAACGCCGAGCAGGCGACGGATTATGTCAACTACTGCTTGACGCGTGACAACAATCTTTTCACCGAAGCCTATGCGTCGTTCAAGGACGCGCTGATCCGCAAGAACGGGATCATGAAGGTTTGGTGGGACGTAGAGAAGAACGTCGATACCTACTACATGACCGGCCTCGACGAAGCCGCGTTCTCCGTTCTTCAGTCCGACCCGGATACCGAGGTCAAGGACGTAGAAATCCGCATGAGCGAAACTGCCGTCATGACGCCGATGGGCGAAATGATGCAGAGTACGCCAGCGACGTATGACTGCACGATTGTCCGCAAGACGGAGAAGGGCCGCCTTCGCGTCCAGTCCGTACCGCCGGAAGAGTTTCTGATCGACCGCCGCGCCCGCAATATCGAAGACGCAGAGTTTGTAGCCCACCGCCGCTACGTCACCGTCTCCGATCTTGTGAAGATGGGCTACGAACTGGACGAAGTTGAAGACCTCGGCTTCGAAACGCTCGACGACTTCGAAGGCAACCAAGAAGCGTTTGACCGCAATCCGCAGGCATTTGTCCAGATCACGGGTCGTACCGACATCTCCAGCCGCAAAGTCCTTTACATCGAGGGCTATTTGCGCGTTGACATGGACGGCGACGGTATCGCCGAACTTTGCCGTGTTTGCGTTGCAGGTACTGCGAATAAGTTGCTGTCATGGGAAAGCTGCGACTTCATTCCGTTCGTAGACTTCTGCCCCGATCCCGAGCCGCACACCTTCTTCGGTATGTCGGTCGCCGATGTCACGATGGACATTCAGCTTATCAAGTCGAATATCCTGCGCAACACGCTCGACAGCTTGGCGCAGGCGATCCACCCGCGCACGGGCGTTGTCGAAGGCCAAGTCAACATCGAAGACGTAATGAATACCGAAGTTGGCGGTATCATTCGTATGCGCGCGCCGGGCATGGTGCAGCCGCTTTCTACGCCGTTTGTCGGGCAAGCAGCGATGCCGATGCTGGCCTATATGGACGAAATCCGTGAAAATCGCACGGGTATCTCCAAGGCCGCCGCCGGCCTCGATGCGAACGCGCTTCAGTCGTCTACCAAGGCCGCCGTTGCCGCGACGATCACAGCCGCACAGCAGCATATTGAACTTATCTGCCGCATCTTCGCCGAAACGGGCATGAAGAGCCTGTTTAAGAAGTCGCTGCAACTCATTACGAAGAACCAAGATGCACCGCGCATGGTGCGTCTGCGCAATAAGTTCGTGCCGATTGATCCGCGTGTGTGGGATACCACGATGGACGTTGTTGTTAACGTCGCGCTCGGTACTGGCACGAATGAAGAGAAGATGGCTTTCCTTGGCTCCATTGCCGCCAAGCAAGAAAGCCTCATGCAGATGGGCGCCCCGATTGTAGATATTCAGCAATACTACAATACGCTGGCTCAAATGCTGGCGCTGGCGGGCTACAAAGACCCGTCGTCGTTCTTTGTCGATCCTGCATCGCTGCCGCCTCCGGCCCCGCCGGCCCCGCCGCCTCCGACACCGGAGCAGATGCTGGCGCAGGTTCAGATGGAATCTATCCGCGCCGACATCCAGAAGAAGGCTGCTGAACTTGAGTTGCAGCGCGAAGAAATGCTGCGCCGTGATGACCGCGAGCGCGACAAACTCGATGCCGATCTTATGATTAAGGCAGCGGAAATTGAAGCGAAGTACGGCGCGCAAGTCAACACGGCCAACATTGAGGCCTTGATGCAGCGTGACCGCGAGTACTTGCGCCAACAGGGCGAAGTCGAGCGGGCTATGATGGCTGCGCAAGCGCAAGCGCAGTCCGCTCAAGTAGCCCAATCAGAACAGGCGGCACAGGATCAGGCGTTTGTAGACCAGATGGCCGCTGAACAGATGGCTCAGATCGCCGCTCAAGAACAGGGGATGATGTAATGGCCTCACCGCTCCCACCCAACACGATGGAACAGGATATTCTTGATTACATCGCCAACTATCAGGCTAATCAAGCCAATATCAACGCGCTAAACCAAGCCGCTCTTGCCGCCGCTCAAGGAACTGGCGCGTCAAATATCGACTACTACGTCAACCCAATTGGGGCCGGTGAAATCATTCCCGGCACAAATGCCGGCATCTTAGCAAACCTAGGTATGTATAACCCTGAATATCAGGCTGTTATGCAGACCTATGGGAGCCGCAACGACCGGAGCAACGTCAATGACGTTACGGAACGCTCGACGTTTGCTGTTGATCCGAACGCGGACTATAGACTGCTTGACGCATCCGGCAAGGTAATAGGCACGGCATCAACGCCGTCCGAAGTCCGTAATCTTGTGGATACCGCTAATTCCATCTCTGCAGAGCAAGGTAAAAAAGCCGAGTGGAGCCTACAGACCACAGGTCAAACAGGGGATTGGTCTACCGTTGCGAAGGATGATCCGAACAAGTTCGGGCCGGTTGGCATCATCACTGACTTTGCGCTGCCCCTTCTTGCTAGTGCAGCCATCCCCGGCGCTGGCCTCTTAGGGACTATTCTTCCGGCGGCTGCGGGTTCTGCGGCATCTAGTGTCTTGCAAGGCCGGGGCCTTGAGGACACGCTTCTTCGCGCGGGTCTTGCTGGCGCAGGTGCGGGGATTGGCGAGGCAATTTTCACGCCAGCAAAGGCGGCTGCGGATGCCGCGACACAGGTCGCAACAACGACTGCGGGCAACGTAGCAACTCAAACTGCCGCGCAGAAACTTGCTGAAGAAGCCGCAAAAGCTGCTGCCGGTGAGATCATCGTAACTGGCACCCGCAGCTTTATTCCTAGCTTATTGTCAAGCGCGGCAGGTAGTCTTGCGTCATCTATCGTCCCCAGCTTCTTTGATAGCGCGCAGCTTGACACGATACAACAGCCCGGCGGGCAGACAGATACGCAGGCACCGTCCGACGGCGGCGAGATTTTTGTAGATGCAATTAAAAACCCCCCGGTAAATATTGATCCCGGTTCTCTTATCGGCTCAACCATTAGTTCTGTTGTCCCACCGACGAACACACCACCTGTAGATGCTGGAGAACTTATTGTTACAGCCCCGCCGGGAACGCAGGTTATTACTCCCCCAGTAATCCCGCCTGTTTTCCTGCCGCCCGGAACAACAACACCGCCTTCGACTAAAACTACGACGGATACGACGAAGGCGGAAGACAATAAGGGCGTCCTCGGTACTGGGTTGACCACAACTCAGGCTCTCGCGATTACGGGTCTTTTGGGTTCACTTATTGGAGGTGGCGGCGGGTCCGTAACTACATCAGGACCGTATGTTTCTCCATTTGGAGGAACCGGCGTATTGGGTGGAATGGCCGGCGGTGTCGATTATCGGGTTAACCCGAATATCATCGACTATGAGCGTTATGGGTTTGGTCCTGAAGCTACATTTTTCCGTCCCGAATACGGAACCGTAGTGGCTAACAACACGCCAGCGACGACTACGCCTTCCTATACCGCAACACCAATGTATACTCCGCTAGTATAATGACTACTCAAAACCCCATCGCTCGTGGCGATCATGCTAAACGACTTCTCGAAGACGAACTTCTTAATGAAGCCTTCGAAGAAGTCGAGCGTGACATCTTCGACGAGTGGCGAAAGACTAATAGCGCGCAGCATAGCGAGCGTGCTGAACTGTTTCATACGCTCAAAGGACTTGAGCGTTTGAAAGGCCGCCTACAGGCAATTCTTGATGACGCGCTTGTCGCAAAGTCGAGGAGTTAACATTTACATTAAAA